ATCATCTCCATCATAGGTTAGCCACAGTATTTGATGTACAGAAGTTCCAGTTGGTTGGTCAAAATCATACTCAAAAACCCCACTTATAGAAGTTATTGGGTCTAAATCAAGAACATAAGCTTTAGATTTTTCACAGAGTTCAATAGTAGCCGAACGTAAATTAGATTCAACTAAGGAATCAGGACAAGTAGGAACATATGGTAAAATTTCTTTTACTAGTGAACTATAACTTGCCACTTACTATACTCCTGAAGTTGGGATTTGGGGAGTGCCTCCTATTACTTTAGTCCCAGCATAATCAAAATTTGGATTTAGTAAATTTTGAGCTTGTCCGCCTTGGGCTAAACTATTTACAAATAGTTGATAATGAGTACCAGCTCTTTGCGCATTCCCAGCATATTCTGAATCTTTTTGGTAAGCTCTATAAAGTACAAAGTCAATTATTGCATTAGCAAAAATATCATCTACAGAAATAGTACCGCTACCCGCAGTTAAATCGGTTGGGCCTGCAGAATATACTAACTCCACATAAGCGTTCCCAGAAATACCTGGGTACACATAGAAATTTTTAGGGTCATCTGGGTCAAAAGAATAGTGCTTAACAACAGTGCCATGAGAAGCATCTCCTGCTACTGTTGGGTCGTGCCAATTAGGCTCTTGAGTGTTTAAAATGTCCACATCTACAATTCTAATTGCTCTAGCGCCCGTACCACCAGATGCAGCAGACATGTTTCTTGTAAGTTTGATTAGCCTTAGCCCCGCAGAGGGTAAAGCCTGTTTAGTGCCATCTACTAAAGTGATTGTATCAGTTGTAGCAGAAGCTTCTGGCCTGAAATTAACAATCTCTCTTTGAGCATCATTAATATATCTAAGAAGCTCGGCTTCCGGCCAACGTACACTAGTTGTATCTTGTAGAGTATCTTGTATACGGTTTATTAAATTTGTACCTGTTAGTGCCATTATTTAGTTTTCTTTTTAGGTGGTGCTTTCTTCTTCACCACAGGTTTTTCCTCGACCTTTGGTTCGATGTACTCCTCACATCCTTCCTGTAAACATAATAGTGCTAAGTCTTTCCCAACTTCTCTTGGTTCTCCTGCTTTTAATCTTATAGCAGCTCCCCAAGTAGTAGAGATATACTTATCTTCTTTTGAAACTATTAACATTGTTCCTCCTTGTTATTCAAAAAAGTGGGTGGTCCTAAGACCACCCGTTCAATATATCACAATTAGTATGCAACATCTAATCTAATAACACCAAAGTCTTCAACGCCACCATTGTAGTCGCTGTTGTACTTAGGCTTCTTAAGACCAAAAATCTTACCAATCGAAATACCATTTTGGTTACCATAGTCAAATGTATCTTCAACTATTTCTGGAAGACCAATATCAGCCATCGCTAATGCCTGAGCACCTGCGAAAATACATGCAGAACCATTAACGTCAGCATCAGCACCCCATTTATAACCAGCAGCGCCAGCATTTGAGGATGTACCTGTTGTTGCGTTAGCAGTATTAAACACGTGTCTGAATTCATGGATCATAACTCCATCAACCATTAGGCTTGAAGAACCTGAGAATACCTCATTATTTGGTCCTCTTACGCCAGCATTTCTTACGTTTGCTAAGAAGTCTGAATCTAATTTAAGATCAGCCATTACTTGTGGTGAAACGAACATATGGTAGACTTCTTCGTTACCTGCGCCTCTAATACCTCTAATATAGTTGTCTTTAGCATAAGCTTTTAACTGAACTATATTTTTGTATGAAAGTGTATCACTTGATGTGATAGCAGTAACGTCTCCGCCTGTTATGTCAGAACCACTTATTCTTCTATGCCTATTTGTAGTAGGAGCTGTGACATCGCTTGAGAAAGCGAGATCGTCTAGGTTTTGTCCTGAAGATAGGACAGATCTAGCAGCACCACTATTTTTAAGACTATAGTCGATACCAGCCAAGGTAAGGAAGGCCAATTGGTCTATCCTATCCGCCACTGCATATGCAAGGGCATCTCTTGAGTGCTCTCTAAAATTAACAACTGATTTTTGATCAGCTAATCTACCCGCAAGTCTATTAGCAAATCTTAATTGATCAAGTTGTACGACGATATCGTAGGCTCTTAGTGCCTCTTCATTACCTTCTAAGGTATTATCCCCAACAACCCCGTCTCCAGTCATGTCAGCAAGAAGAGTGATTACTGCTCTTGCTCCTTTCTCGGATTGAGTAAGTTCAGAAATTCTCTGAACCATAGCGTTAGGTCCGCTACCTGCGAATTGGTTAATAAAGGACATATTCCTAGCGACGCGCCAAAAATCTCTAGACCAGATAGTGAGCTGTTCACTGGTCAAAGATGAAAAGTTTGTGTTAGCCATTATAGCTTCCTCCAATTAAAAATTAACAAAATTAACAAGTCGACTTATTGGGGCAACTATTTTTCCCGTGTACCCTTTATCGTTGGGAAACGCTATCGTAGTTTTACGAGAACGACCTCAGCCAGATTTACGTCGTGACAGACGAAAGCGCTTTTTTACCTAAGCGACTAGGGCTAAATATCGTATTAGCTCACGAACTTATAACTATGATAACTTATACCTTATGCAAAGTCACCACGTAATCGTCTTAATGTATCTTCAGGCAATGCGCCAAACTCTTTTTCAGATAGCTTATTAATATCTAAGTTTTTAGTCTTATTCCCAGTACTCTCCCCTTTCATTTGTGGGGGCTGAGAATCAGCGGCTTGTAATTTCTTAGATACATTAGCTTTTTGCTGTAATTCTTGTGTTTTTTTAGTCTCTTGAGATACATTTGAACTAGCAGTTTGAGGGTTTAAAAGTTCCGGTTTTTTAGCGGCTATTGTGTACTCGGTGGCTTTTGTTAATGCGTCAGCGGGTACATACCCTTGTGTAATAAAGGCATCTCTTAACGAAAGTACTTCATTTTGAAGTTCCACATCATATTCTGCACTATTTTCGTCTAAAACAGGGAAAGAAGCTTGAATTTCAGCAGCTTTAGCTTGTAATTCAGTTAGTTCTTGGCTTTGTTGTACAGTTTGGCCCATTTTTTGTTGTACTTCGAACATAAACTGGTCTTTTTCGGCCTGTCTAATTTGATTTCTAAGTGCAACGGCTTTTTCTGCCTCGCCATCCAGTACTAATGTTTGATATTCTGCTTCTTTTGATGCAAAGTCATAGTCCGGCAGCTGTTGTTTAGCTTCTTCTTGACTTTTTGTGTAGTCATCTAGTTGTTTTTGTAGGGCTTTTTGCTTCGCAAGCACCTCATCTAACCTAGACTTAGGCACCATAGGTGCTTTTTGTTCAGTTACTTCTTCACTAGCTGCTTCAACTGGTTGAATATCTGGTTGTGCAAGGCTTGTGTCTTGATTTTCCACTGTTTCTTCGCTTCCAGTTTCTCCTGTCTCAACACTTTCTGTTTCTGCTTCCGCATTTGCGCTTGCTTCCACTTCTTCAACTGTAGTCGTGAGTTCATTTTCGTTGACTTCTTCAATTTCTGTCTCCTTTGGAAATTCAACTTCTTCTGTTTCTACAGAATCGTCCATAAAGTTTAAATTGGCTTCAAAGCCTTTTGTATCTTCAGTGGACATTGGATCAGAACCCGGCATCCTGTCCATAATTACTTCTTTATTCTCAGCTTTCGCTTTTTTCTTCGCCATAATAACCTCCTATTAATTAGATGTTGGCTTTTTTACCATAGCCGCAGCTGCTATTTTAGATGCTGCAGCAGTTTCGGTTTGTTGTTTACGTACTTGATTTGTCATACCAGACAAACGTTCACGTAAAGCAAGCTCTTCTTGCTTCATTTGTAGTTTACTTTGTAATTCCGCAACCTTCAACTGCGGATCTTGTTGTGCTTCTTGGGCTTTAGCTGTATTTAACTGTGCTTCAGATTGTAGCCTCATAACTTCAGCCTCCATTTTAGCAATTTCTAACTGCATAGACTGTATTTCAGCTTGTGCTTTAAAGTTAGCAACTTGTTGTTGTTCTGGGGTTGGTGGTTCCATACCCTGCATAATTCTAATACGTTTAGCAATTTCTCCTTTCTTAGCTAAATGTGAATACTCTACGATTAAATCGTCTGGAATTGGTACTCCCGCCTTTCTAAGTTCAAGGGCTTCTGCAAACTGTACTTCATCGAAGTTATCTCTAGATGGGGCCGTGTCTACAACTACGTCATACTCGCCTATTGTTAAATCATTAACAATAAAACCTTCTGGAGTCATCTCATTTACAGTCATAGGAATATTTGCTTTGAAAGGGTCGCCTTCATCTGTGATTTGTATAATTCTTTTTTCTGTGTAATAAGTCTGTACTAAGTTTAAAACTTTTTCAGCTAGATACTTTCTAGTTTTAGTTAGGTTATCTAATGGCACTTGAATCATCAATATGCCTCTATTCTGTTTTGCTTGAATAGCAATACCAGAGACCTCTGGAGAATCAGTACCTAACATAGCGTCGGAAACGCCACTAATCTGTTTTATATTAATAGCAGCTTTTTGACTGATTCTGTCTAGACCGGTGGGAATCTGATTTGGGGGTATTTTCGAAGGGGGACTCGATCCTCTATTATATTCGAGGACCAAACCAGTCTCCGCACCGTGTTCTTCTAAATCATCTGCTGTCATACCAGATAGAGAACCTGACTCTACTACCCAACCACTATTAGCAGTTGTGTTTACAATATGAAGTTCTTGAGATGAAATTTTATTTAATTGTTCTTGTGGAGAAATTAGATTTCTCACCATACCGAATGGTTTTCCTCTTCTAAAGTAAGGGAAGTACGGAACTAAAGTAAAATGGTTATATGGGGACCAGTCATCGAACAGCACTACGGTATCAGCTGTTACTGTCCAACGAACCTTTCGGACTTTTTTGGTGTGTATAAATAAACCGAACTGGTCAGCAAAATCTGTTTTCTTTTTCTCGTCCCATTCATATGGCACAGGTCTCTCGTCCCCCGTTACAGGGTCGACATAAAACATACAATCTTTTAACCTATAGTATTGCCTTTCAACTACACGTATTGCTCTTACAGCTTGTGCCTCATCCGGATTGTGTGCGTAGTCACTACTGAACTCACCAGAATAAGTATCGCCATATCTTTCTTCTTCATATTCAATAGAATCTGAACCTAGCACTGAACCTACTTCTGCAATACCTCTTAACTTATCTGCTTTGTCTTGTCCGTATTGTTCTTCTATTTGGTCAAGGCTCATCCACTTAGTTTCAAATATTTCATTCCAGGTTTTTGGGTCATACTCTTTTGCATCAGGGTCGATAATAATATCTAAAGGATCTTTAGAAGTAATCCTAACTTCACCTTGAATATGATCTGAAAAATCTATACGTACATCAAACCAACCTCTGTCTTGGATTAGTCCATCTGTGAAAACTTGTGACTCTACCCACTCTAATTTATTATTATCAGAAATTTGCATAAATACTTTTGTAAGTACGTCTGCTGTTTCCTGCATACCCGAACCCCTAGGTTTAAATCTTATATCGGCTCTTCTGGTACTTTGTTCACCTATGACGGTGTTAACGGTTGGT